GGCGGCGCCGAGAGATTTGCCTCTACAATTCGCTGGCGTCGGCGTCAGCGGCGGCGTCTTCTTCGGAAACGGAACTTTAATCGTCATACCATCCCCTAGATCCATCAAATAATGGTCTGGTTCCGCTGTGGCGGCGGCGGTGGGGTTTGTGGCTGGTGACATGGTGGCGGCGGCTGGCAGCAGCAAATCCAGCAAGTCTTTCTCTCGACAATCTATTTTTATAAGCATGAATGGTTTGAACGGTGTGTAAATAAATAATAATATCAAAATGTGTTTATGTTATTATTCCTCGATAACTTCGCGATGCTCGTTATAACTTCGGTCCTGAGTGCCTCGCCGGACTCAATCTCTCGATAAACCTAAATACAAAGTCCTTGTGCTTGGCCGGTTCGCTGATTGTGTTCCTCATTGCGAAGCTACGCATCTGACCTGTTCCCGACGGAATGGAGCCACCCTTCTTGCCACCACCACCGTTCATTGTATCGGTATGGATACCATTGGTATTGCCCGTGCTGCTAAACATAACCCTACGCGCGATTTTGCTGTTTGCCATTATTGTAGTATATAATTATAGTTATATATTTATAGCTGTATAATTATACTATCGGCGACGACAGGAACACGGCGACGGCGACGGGAGGCGTTTAAGCCTTGCCTGGTGCGCAGTTCTTGGTGAATGGCTGACGACCGATACCACCCGTAAGCTTACAGTTGAAGATGAGGTTCTTCTCCTTCAAATAAGTGTACTGCTCGGCACAAGTCTTGTCACGGATTTTTGCCAGGCAGTCACATGTCATACCGTTCTGGCGGTAGGTCAGTGACGACCAAGAACCGCGACCAATCTTGGGCGCAGAACCGGGCATACTGCCGAAATGGCATCCGCTGTTCACTAATGAAGCTTTCATTGCTACTCGTTTACTTGGCATTTTAATAATAAATAACGAATTATAAATATTACAAATATAAAAAATTCGCTTAAATACAATCGTTTATAGTATATACATAGTGTTAGTATCCTGTAAATGTTTCGACTTCGTAAGAACGGTGGCGGCGGTGGCGTCGGTGATTCATCCCATTCGTCCGATAATAATTCCGACGGTGAGAATATACTTCTAAATATAGACGAAGGTCGCGAAGGAGACGCAGACGCAGACGCGGGCGGCTGCGGCGGTATCGCGGGGGAGAGCTCGCGTGTCGGGAAAAATATATACAACGACGACGACATTATACGAGTTGAAGACGATAAATACGTATTCAACCCATATAATAGTGAAAATGTGGAAATAACGGTGCCAGATATCGAGAAAATACTTGCTAAATATGGGGTTCCATCGCAAGTCCACAATATTGAACTTTACAAACGCGCATTCGTCCATCGGTCGTATACCCGGCGTCCTAAACTCCTGAACGAACTCGAAAATATCACGTTTGTCGACCGCCCCGATGACGCTATGCCCCTTCATACGAAGTCCAATGAACGCCTCGAATTCGTCGGTGATGGCGTGCTTGAATGTATCACGAAATACTACCTCTACCGCCGTTTTCCTAAAGAAAATGAAGGGTTTATGACCGAGAAGAAAATCGCCATCGTCAAAAATGAGGCCATCGGGAAATTCGCGCTTGAAATGGGTCTTCATCGGTGGTTCATTATTTCGAAACATTCAGAGGAAAAGAAGACGAGAACCAATCTGAAGAAGTTGGGGTGTTTGTTTGAGGCGTTTGTGGGGGCTCTGTTCCTGGATTTCAATCGTGTCCCGATTCACGACGACGATAAATGGTTTGAGAAGGTGTTTACATGCGGGCCCGGATTCCAAATCGCCCAGATATTTATCGAGTCGGTTTTCGAGAAGCATATTGATTGGACGAACCTGATTAAAAACGACGACAATTACAAGAATATTCTCCAAGTGAAAATCCAGAAAGAGTTCAAGACGACGCCGGATTATATCGAATTGTCGCGTGACCCGGATACGGGGTATGAAATGGGGTTGTTTTTATGTTTAGGACAACAAATCCACGAGGTGGCTGAACATCCTGAAACCGCGATTCCGTTTCAGTCATTGGCCGACGGATTTGCGGGGGTTCATCGTATATGCGATGCTGGTGGCGGGAAGGCGTTTATCTTCTTCGCACGCGCCGCACATAAAATCAAGAAGAAGGCTGAACAAACTACATGCGAGATGGCGATTAAATTAATTACGGGGGCTCTGTCGTCGTCGTCGTCGTCGTAGTGTAATAAATAAATATATAAGAGAAATATATCACGGTCTATTACATTCATTACATTCATTACATTCATTACATTACTATAGAACATGAGTAAAATGGATGTATTACAACAGTTGAATTTAACAGACCGTCCAAATACGCGCACAGTTTCAGATGCGAAAGAAGGACTTGTGATAAATATTGTTCGTAGATTGCCGGAGGAGATGTTTAAAAAACCGCGTAATTTGCCGGGGTATGAGACCGTTATGGCTGACAGAGCCCAGGAGTTTGAACCGGAAGCGCCTGTAGAGGGGGGCGAGCCAGGCGCCGAGTCAGGTGCTGCCGCTGCCGGTGCCGGTGGTGGAGGTGAAGCAGCCGAGTCGGGTTCGGGCGCAGCCATGATTGATAGCCGCCATACCGTGGATATCGACCGTGCGTCCATTATGACGCGAACAAAACGTGCGCGCGTTGTTCCGATTCCACGTTTGCCTCCTTCATTTTCAAGTAAATTATCACCGCAGCCTGATGTACGGGTCGGCGAAGGCGAAGGCGAAGAAGCGGGTGCCGGCGCTGCTGGTGCGGGTGAGGTTGTGAAATTAAAAGCGAGGGCTGTTTTACCCTCCGAAGAAATCGGCAAACAGTCAAAAGCGAAAGCCGCGATGGCGATTGCGGAAGCGAATGAACCGGTAGAATTCGATGTCATGCGTCCGTCGACAGAGGAGGCCGCCGCATTGGAATCCACAGCCGCAGCCGCAGCCGCAGCCGCAGAAGAAGGCCCACCGCCTAAAAAGCATATGTTTCGCCCAAAATCGAAAGGCACCGGCACTGGCACCGGCACCGGTGCTGGCGCGTCTGTTTCCGCTGCTGCGGTTGAAGTGAAAGCCCAAGTCAAGAAAATCAAAGAACGCGAAGACAGCACCGTGAATATATCCGCGTATAAGGTCGGAGATACTATTGTCGCTACCCGACTCCCCCCGACACGCCCTATCCCCCAAATCCAGGCGTCCGAGTTTTATATGAATAACCGCGCCAAATTCATCCAATATATTAACGCATTGTTTCGACCTTACCGCGATGAACTCACCTCCGGTGAAAGCGATATTACATGCGAGTCATTATACGGCGGCGATGATTCCGCATCCGTCGCGCTTCTCATTCATCAGAAAATCGTCCGTGATTACCTCAATATTTACTCCCCTTACCGCGGTCTCCTTTTATTCCACGGGTTGGGAAGTGGTAAAACCTGCTCTTCTATCGCCATCGCAGAAGGCCTGAAAACATTTAAGAGAATCGTCGTCATGACCCCCGCATCACTTCGCATGAATTATATCGAAGAAATGAAATCGAAGTGCGGCGACTTGATGTATAAGAAGAACCAGTATTGGGAATTTATCGAGTCACGCGGCAACTCCGAACTCACGCATGTATTATCTCAAATACTTATGTTCCCCGATGATACCTTTGTGACATCAAAGGGCGGGGCGTGGATGGTGAATGTGACCAAACCTAGCAATTATGAGACGGAACTCACACCTAGCCAGCGTTTACGTGTAGACCAGCAAATCGATGAAATGATTCATACCAAATATGAGTTTATTAATTATAACGGTCTTCGTGCGGAGAAACTGAAAAGTATGACGGATGATTATACGCATAACCCCTTCGATAATTCGGTGGTGGTTATTGACGAGGCGCACAATTTCGTGAGTCGTATCGTGAATAAACTGAAAAACCCGACATCGATGGCGTATCGCTTATACCATTTCCTGTTGTCCGCGCAAAACGCGAAGGTGGTTTTATTGACAGGAACGCCTATTATTAATTACCCGAACGAAATTGGCGTGTTGTTCAATATTCTGCGCGGGAATATCGACAATTGGGTCTTTACTATCGGTGACAGCGGAAGCGCGAAGGTGAGTTTGGACGCATTCAAGACGATATTCGGTCTTACGGGACCGGCGGCGGCGGGTAGCAGCGGAAAGGCGAGGGCCGGTGGAGGCGGTGCCGCTGGCGCATTCGCAAGAGGTATCGGTCTTTCATTCGACCATATGGAATATAATGCGCGCACGAAAAAGCTAATGATTACCCGAAACCCGTTTGGGTTTGTGCGTGATTATGACGCGGTGTCGTCCAAGTATCGCGGGGTGATTCGACGTGGTGACCCGGCGGCGACAATGGGCGACGGTAATGCGGCGGGGGCGGCGGCGGCCACGGGTGCGGCGGCGGCGGCGGCGGGGGGCGTCGTGTCTGTTATTGATACCACCTCCACCGATAATGGTCTTCTCTCTGATGCGGCATTTGAACGCGCCATTGTCCAGAAACTCCGCGAACACGGAATTTCGGTAGTGTCCGCTTCATCCAGCAAACAGACCCCCTTCACCGCACTCCCCGATAAATTAGACGAGTTCAATGGTTATTTCATCGACCCGGCGACCCTCCAATTCAAGAACCGCGATATGTTTATTCGCCGTATTTTGGGTCTTACATCTTATTTTCGAAGCGCCCAGGAGAAATTATTGCCGACATATGATTCAGCAACCAATTTTCATCTGGTTGAAGTTGAAATGAGCGATTATCAGTTCGCGATTTACGCGCGGGTACGCGACCTGGAACGCAAACAGGAATCCGATATGAAGAAGAAGGCGAAGAAACGGGGCGCAGCGGCGGCCGCAGGAGGCAAAAAGGGCGGTGACGGCGGTGAAGGTATTTACGACGACGTTTCATCCACATATCGTATATTTTCCCGCGCTTTTTGTAATTTCGTATTCCCGCCGTCGATTCGCCGCCCCCTGCCGGGCGATGATGGTGCTTCGGCTTCTGAAGTTGATAAATCGGCGGCGCTTGGCGGTGTTCCTAATGCGGGGATTATGGGCGAAACACATGAAACGGCGGAAATGTTGGCGGCTCGTATTGCGCGGGCGATGGAGCGCGGTAGCGGCGGCGGCGGTGCGGGAGCGGGAGTGAAACGCGGGCGCAAACCCAAGGGCGCCGCCGCAGCCGCAGCAGCGGCGGAGGAAGAAGGCGAAGGCGAAGGCGACGTCATGGACGAAAATATGTTGGATGGGGTTACGACACGAAACGGTGACGGCGACGAAGACGAAGACGACGGCGAAGGCGAGATGGTGATTACAGGCGAACATTCAGACGCGGTGGCGGCTACAATGGCGGCGGCGGGATCGGCGGGGGCGACAGCAGGCAAAAAGTCTGCCAAAGACGAACATAAAGCACAATATAATGCGTCGATTGCTAAAGCAATGCGCGACTTGAAAGTAAGCGCGGGTAGTTTCCTCGTCCCGGATGAACTCGCAACATACAGCCCCAAATTCCTCCACATTCTTCATAATATCCTCGATAAACAACATGTCGGACTTCATCTTGTATACAGCCAGTTCCGCACATTAGAAGGAATCAGTATCCTGAAAATCATCCTTGAAACAAACGGATACTCGCAGTTCAAAATCGGTAAATCTTCCGGCGGTGATTGGAGTATCACTATGACGGCGGAAGAACAAGAACGCCCCTGTTTCGCGCTTTATACCGGCAATGAAACCCCGGAAGAGAAGGAAATCATCCGCAATATATTCAATAGCAAGTGGAAGAATGTGCCGAAGACGATTACCGACCAATTGAATGCTCGCACTACGAACAATATGTTTGGTGAAGTCATTAAAATCCTCATGATTACGGCATCTGGCGCGGAAGGTATTAACTTGCGTAATGTCCGATATGTTCACATCACCGAGCCTTACTGGCATCCCGTTCGCACAGAACAGATTATCGGTCGCGCGCGGCGTATTTGTAGCCATATTGATTTACCGGAGGAACTACGGACCGTCGATGTGTTTCTCTATATTATGCGGTTTTCCGCACGTCAGGTCGCGGCGGAAAATGACGAATCTCTTAATATCCGGATGAATGATAAGAGCAAGACGGATGGGACGACGCCGATGAGCACCGACCAGTCGCTTTATGAAATCTCGAATATCAAGGAGCGGATTACACGCCAGATTTTGACGGCGGTCAAGGAGTCGTCGTTTGATTGTATGATTCACGCGACGGCGGGGTCGAAGGAACGCCTGAACTGCTATTCATTCGGTATGGGAGCCGGCGAGGAATCTCTCGCATACCATCCGAATATTGCGACGGAGGAGGACGACAAGACGTCGAAATTGAATAAACAGACGACGACTGTGAAGTTGAATAAATTGGTCGTGAATGGGAAAGAATACGCGGAAGACACGAATACGCATATTATTTATGACCTGGAATTATATCAAATGGGGAATTTGGTGGAACGGGGGCGGCGTACGATTATCCCGGCTGACCCACGGACGGGGGCGGGGGAGCAGTCGCGCGTCATCTTTCTTTGATAAAAATGTTTGCGCCACCGGGCCTGTAAGGCCCGCCTGCTCCAACATTTGTATCAAAATCGTCTTCTATTTTGAAATCGATAGGTGGCCCGGACATTTGTATCAAAAAATCTTCTATTTTGAAATCGATAGGTAGCCCGGACATTTGTATCAAAAAATCTTCTATTTTGAAAACGATAGGTAGCCCGGACATTTGTATCAAAAAATCTTCTATTTTGAAAACGATAGGTAGCCCGGACATTTGTATCAAAATTTCCATTTACACCGTTCTTTTTAGGCTGGGTTCTTACGTTTCAGCCTTGAATACACATCAGGGACCGGTGGCTGTAGTGGCGGTTCTTGTTGTTCAGAGTCTTGTATAATATCCGGGTTTTCATCAAATCGGACCTTATGCTCTGGTGCGGGTGCGGGCGCGGGTTTTCGCATAATCATAATATCATTGGTCGAATACGGCGATGGCCTCGGTGTTTGTTCGGTTGCCGTTGGTGCCGCCGACCGTTTGATTTGCTGCGTGATTTCCGCCAAGTCTCGTTCACGCGACGCAATTCTTTCCGCGATGAGTTTATCCATATCATCGCCTATCGGTGAATCTGAACCGGGGCCTGGGCCGGAGCCGTCGTATTTCGCAGACACGGACGCAGACGCCGCCGCCGCCGCCACACCATTATAATCCAAATGAACCAATTCTACTGCGGGGGTCGCCGATTTCAATCTCGGCGGCGGCTGATTATGTCTATCTGAAAAATCAATTTCAACCGGTCTCGGTGCTTCTAGGAATGACCGCATCTCATTCTCTTTCTCGCGCATTTTTAGTTCGATGTCTTTACGTTTCTGCGATTGGAAATCTTCCGCATTATACATCTCCTGGCTCGACGGGAAATGCGGCATCGGGCCTTGTCCTGGTCCCTGTCCATGACCCTGTCCATGGCCCATGTCATTGCGATTGGTCCCATGGCCGCCGCCCTTTATCGCATTTATCTCCGCGGTTATTTTCGGAATACCTGTTGCGAGAGATTGAATCGCAAGTTTATTCAACTCGGTCAATGAAAACGACGCCGCACGAATACGGTCGATTTCCGATTTGATTTGTTTCGCGGAATCATAATCCTCGGCTTGAATCGCGGTTTGTTTTCGTTGGTCTAATTTCAATATCCGCGCGGATGGTGCTTCGATTTGCTCGATGGATGCGCGGATTGTTTTCGCGGCGTCGTAGTCCTCTTCTGCTATCGCGCGGTCTTTCGCGATATACAACTCTTTCAGACGCGTGGCGAGGAGGGCGGGGATAGACGCCGAGAGATTGCGGATGATGCGTTCGAATATGTGCTTGACTTCTTCGGTGTTTACGCTTTCGGGGACCGTATCGAATATCCCTTCTTCGGCTAATATTCCCCAGAGAAGTTGCTTGTTTTCTTGTGATTCGAGAGATGACATCCGGCAGGCAGCGTGGGGGTGGATGTGTTTAAATTATATAAGCGGGGGGTGTTTATATAATTTATGGAGAGTGGAGAATTAGATTTGTGTTATGATTACTAGCTAAATACTGAACCGAATCCAGATAGTTTACCCATGGCTGGACCAGCAGCCCCTTTAAATTTATCAAAAGCTCCTGCCACCGCGGTTGTTCCCATATTAGATAGGTTGGTTCCCTGAGCGGTTTCCTTCATTTTACTATAAGACAGACCAAAGTCAATGAACTGACGGTTTGTGTATACGGTCGTGCCAAGCTTTTGATTATCAATCCAATTTGTAACTATCTTATCCAATACGTCATTAAAATCATCGGGTTTCAATAATGGTCGAGTCCCTGTCGATTTGAATGCTCCTTTTCTACCAACTGCGTTTTTTAATGAAGTAAGTATATTAGCAGTTGTTGAACCAATTTCGTTTGGTTCATAGTTATCAATACTCCTATGATCGGGTGATAATTTATTGTAAAATGTATTATATTCTGATTTAATCGATGTCGCATTACTCGGTGTATTATCGTAAGTGATTCCATTTGAATTTAATGAATCCATCGCAAATGTATATCCTGTTTGCCGGAAGGTTTCTATTTTAATTGGGTTAGCTCTATCTGGCATCGCTTTATTTGCTAGTTTTTTTAACATACCGAACCCAAGCATACCACCCTTCATCGTGTTATTTCTACGCACTCGGCGCCTCAACCTCCGACGTGTCCTCTGCTTCCGCATCGTCTTGTTCGCCATATTTGTATCTAAACGAGTTATACTATACGCACAGATTATAATATCAAGTAATCAATGACCCTCCTCCTCCGTATTTACACGACCATCCGACACCCCCCCTCATCCTTGATACGACCGGCCGTTAGGCCGGGGGCTGGTAGGCGGGCCAACGCCCCTCCTAAAAGTCCACATTCGGCGTCGGAACTTTCTCATCCACATTAAAAAACTTCCGCCGGAACCTCTGCATATATTTATCCGTTAGTTTCTTCTTCTTATCCAGGAAATCGTGGACAGTCATCTTCCCCAGAAGCATATGAATAATCATAAATATCGCAAATACTCCGCATTCCGAGTCGTTTCGCTGATGTGATACATTATTCATATACTCCTTGAATGGAATACCGTTGGCGTCGCCTTGTTCTTTCACCATCTTCATAAATGTGCGAATCCGGCGCTGCGGTTTATCGCCCGTACTATCAAAAAAGAAGATGACTTTCGCGCGCACATCGATAAACATCGAAACCCAGTGCTCCCCCGGTTTATCGTGCGGGTCTGTATTAAATACAATCCCGATTTTCTGTTTGCCGTTTTTCACGTGTTTCATAATATCGAATTTACACAATTCATCCCAAACGCATTGCCCGTCATCGAGGACTTCATCGAAATCGACGGGTGATGGACCGATGAAAAGAAACGACGGGACCGCGTGTTCGTATTGTTTCAGCGAGTTCGCGATATCGATACTCGACAACCACTCGTGGATATCCTTCTTCCACGCTTTCGGTGCTTGTGGTGCGAATGTATGATGAAGCATCTCGTCATCCATCCCGGAGGATGCGAATTTCTGGCGTAACCAGCACGCCTCCTGGTGGCATACACGGCTCATATTGTTTTTAAGGGCTGACCATATCGCGCGCGGGTCTGTGTCTTGGATTTTCTGGTCGGGATGCCGTTTATTCCAGAGTATTTTCAGCTTGTCGAGAGATTTGGATGAATAACAGGAGAAATCCTTGGTTTCATTGATAGTTTCATCTTTGGGCGCACAACTAACGGATTTGAATTTACCGCCATCTTTGGCGGTGCTGGCGTCGGCGGCGTCTTTCGCATCGGCCTCGGCGATGACTTTGTCCATTGAAATGCTAAACTTATACTATTATGTCATAAAAAATTGAATCGTTTATATTCTATTCAATTGGGTGATACATCAGATTCATTTCTCGTTCTTCGTTCGTTCGTTCGCAATGGTTGTTCGCACTCGCTCTTCCGGTACTTCTGCCCCCGTCGTCGCCCCCGTCGTCGCTCCCGTCGTCGCCCCCGTCGCCCGTGCGCCTCGTCGCGCCGCACGTTTCGCCACCCCATCTTATACCGAGTCAAGCCTTCGCAGCTATAAAATATATACACCCAAGCGCCGCCCTGTTAGGGGTGTTGTCGCTGAGGAATCAGAACCGGAACTCGGTTCCGAAAATGACGCCGTCGAGGCGGCCGAGGCCCTGGCCTCGATGAACTACGCGTCTGAAGCGTCCGAAGTGTATGAGGCACCCATTCCCGCCGCCGCCGCCGCCGCCGCCGCGTCATTTCACCACCCCCGGTCATGTCTTAACCCGATGCGTCCCGTGACGCGGTATATCTACAAATTGAGCGTCTACAATTTGTCCCAGACCTCCCATTATAACACCAGTTACGTCATGTATAACCGTGAAACACGGACGTATCACGTCTACAGTGTCATCTCGACGACGGGTGCGGGCGGTGCGGGCGGTGCGGCGGCGTTGGCGGCGTTGGCGGCGGCGACAGGAGAATCATCATTGCCCGAGCCAACCAACACGATTCAGACCCGATACACTACATATATGAGTGCTGATTCGTACATTATGAATGTAGTCATTCCTTGCGACCAGCGCGAATACTGTGTTTTGGCCGATTTCGTCGGTGTCATCATGGACGACAACGAGTTCAAGCAGCGCGCATTTGGCGAGGATTCGTGTTATTACGACATTGACGAACTCTGGAAAAGCCACGACTCAAAAGAAACACTCACCGGACACAAGATGTTTGTTCTCACACCCACCCGCGTGTATTACTGGGACGCTGGTGCGGGAAGTGTACCGACGGCTGCGATGTATACGGTTGATAATCTCAATAGCGCATTGAATATCATTGCGTCTGTTCACCAGTAACGCTTCGCTCACCGCTTCGCTCATTCATTCAGTCGCTTCGCTATTTCATCATGATAATCGCGTATTTGTGGTAAGTTCGCTGATGACGCTACCGGTGCTGGTTTCATCACAATAAAATCGTCCATTGTTTTTTTACGAATACACATTTTATTCGCAAATGAAATCAATGCTTTGTCTTCGATGTATCTCGGTGGCTGCGGGGCGGCGGCTGCGGCGGCTGCGGCGGGTTCCGGTTCGGTGTGTGCGACGCGCACCGGTGCTGACAATGGCGCTTCCTGGATTCGTTTATCTAATTCTTGTCGTGCGTTGCTTACCGCGTCGGTGTCTTCGGCGCTGGCGCCCTCTCGTTCGGGGCCGCTGTTATCAGCAGCGTCGTATTTTTCCTTCTGTATCATCTCCGTTACATCCTTCCATTTCAAATACCGAATACAGCATTTCATATACGCGTGATACGATTCATTCACATCATTATCTGCGCACTCACCGTCGAACAAATCACTCGTCATATCGATTATCCGTTCCTTATAATACGTCTGTTCTCTACGAAATATATCTGCGAGTGTCTGTGCGTTGGTCTTCGCTTTCAAATATTTGTCATAATGATTCCGGTTCGACATCACCGATAACGTGAATTCGTCGAATTCATTCCAAGTCGCTGCGGGTGTCGCTGCGGGTGTCGCTGCGGGTTCCATCGACCGTATATTACACAAATCAGTGATAAATTAGTATAATATTATTTATACCGACTCCATCGGTATTTATTGACGGCGCATCGTCAGGTGCTCGCGCGCGTTCGATGATGCGCTAGCGCGTGGTATATATGTCGCGAATTCAGACGACGTCGACGACGACGACGTATTACCCTCACGTCCCCCCGAAAACCCTTCCGCAATATGCGATACCTGCCTCT